ACTAAAGAAGAGTTATCTGCCGCAGTAGAAGAGATGAAGGCTATGATTGAAGAAATCAAAGCAATGATGTCTCCTAAAGAAGAAGAGATGGCTGAAGAGGTTAAGGAAGAGGAAGTAGAGATGTCTACTGACGAACCTGCTGCCAAGCCTATCAAGCATTCTCCAGACACGAAGCCTGTAGATATGCACCAATTCTCTAAAGGAGCAAAGGGAGATACTCTATCAAGAATCTTTAACAAACTCGGATAATGAAGAAAGTAGAAAAACTATGGGCTGAACTATCAGCTAAAGCACAAGAGGTATCTAAAGAGGTTGAGTTGACCGAAGAGCAAGTAGAACTTGCTTCTGTAGGTGAATTAGAAAAACAAATAACAGATATGAAAAGGGCTTTAGATTATTTTGATAAAAGAATAGCTGAAGGAGATACATACATTAAAGAATTAGTAAAATACAGAAATTTCTCATTAGATGTTTATTCTAAATTATCTAAAATAACTCCAAAAATGCAAGAGGGAGCGCAAAAGAAATTAGATGAATTTGAAAAAGCTGCTAAAGAATTAGGTCTTTCATCCAACAGTGTGCCTCAAGTTAAAGAAATAAAAAGATTAATTTCTGAAACTGAAAAATCAATGCAAGACCAAAAAAGTTTATTAAAAAGATTTAATCAACAGGGAATAAAATAACAACAATCAATAATTAAATAAATAGAAAGATGGCTACATCAATCACAACTACATATGCAGGAGAGTTTGCAGGAAAATACATCTCTGCCGCATTGTTATCAGCCGACACTATTGAAGGTGGCGGTATTACTGTAAAACCAAATGTAAAGTTCAAAGAGGTAATGAAAACTCTTTCTACTAACGCATTGGTAAAAGACGCTGCGTGTGACTTCGCTGACCAAAGCACAGTTACTCTTGCAGAGCGTATCCTACAACCAGAAGAGTTCCAAGTAAACTTGGAATTATGTAAGAAAGATTTCCACAACGATTGGGAAGCAATCCAAATGGGTTACTCGGCTTTTGATAGCCTTCCTCCATCATTCGCTGATTTCTTAATCGGTCACATCGCTGCTAAAGTAGCACAGAAGACTGAAGAGAACATTTGGCAAGGTGCAACTGCTACCGCAGGTGAGTTTAATGGTTTCACTGCTCTATTACTTGCTGATTCAACAGTTGTAGATGTAACAGGTACTACTGTTACTGCTGCTAATGTTATCGCTGAATTGGGTAAAGTAGTTGATGCTATTCCAACCGCAGTATACGGAAAAGAAGACTTGTACATCTATGTATCTCAATCTATCGCTCGTGCTTATGTTCGTGCATTAGGTGGATTCGGTGCTAACGGTCTTGGAGCAAATGGTGTAAACAACTCTGGTACTACTTGGTACAATGGTGGTGACCTTGCTTTTGATGGTGTTAAATTATTCGTATGTTCTGGTATGCCAGATAACGATATGGTAGCAGCACAGAAGTCTAACTTGTTCTTCGGTACAGGTTTGTTGGCTGACCACAACGAGGTGAAGCTAATTGATATGGCTGACCTTGATGGTTCACAAAATGTTCGTGTAGTAATGCGTTTTACCGCAGGTGTACAACACGGTATTGGTGCTGACATCGTATACTACACATAAGAAGTAGTTTAGTTAATAATTAAAGGGGCAGGTAGGCATATGCTTGTCTGCCCTTTTTTATAAAAAAATAAAAGAAATTATGGCTTGTGATTTAACAAAAGGTCGTGCGTTACCTTGCCGTGAATCAGTAGGTGGACTCAAAGCAGTTTACTTTGTTGATTTCGGTGACTTGGGTACAGTTACATTAACTGCGGATGAGGTAACTAATATGACAGGTATAAGCGGAGCATTGACCGCTTATAGATATGAGCTGAAGGGTACATCTTCAGTAGAACAAACAATTAATGCTTCTCGTGAGAACGGAACAGTATTCTATGACCAATCTGTTACTCTTTCTTTGCCTCAATTGAGTAAGCAGGATAACCACGAAATCAAGTTATTGGCTTATGGAAGACCTCACATTTTTGTTGAGGACTACAACGGCAATGTTTTATTGGTAGGTCGTGAATACGGTGCTGATGTAACAGGTGGTACTATTGCCTCTGGAGCGGCTATGGGAGATATGAGTGGCTACACTCTTACCTTCAACGCTATGGAGCGTACTCCTGCTAATTTTGTAGAAGTAGATATTACAGAGGCGAAATTCCCATTCTCGGAAATGGCAGGATTGACAGGTACAGTTACTATTGAGGTTTCGTAATAAAGTAGTATATTAGCAACGGCACTTGACATAGGTGTTTTGGTTTGGTTAGGGCAGCTCTTCGGGGTTGCCCTTTCTTTTTGATATAACACTTATACCTCTTGGTGGTTAACCTATTATGCATATAGTAACTACAACAGACAAGAAGATATATTTCGTTCCAAGAGCGTTTGATACAAGTGTATCTGTTAAGATTACAGATGAGGAAACTAATATATCTGCTACGCAGTCTCTAACGGCTACGAAAGAGGCGAATTACTTGCATATAACACCTGCTTATACATTCGTACAGGGTAAGTATTACACCATAAGAATAACAGGCTCTAACGAGATATATAGAGGTAAGGTTTATTGTACGAATCAAACCGACCTTGAGAAGTTTAGTGTTAATAATGGTGAGTTCACCTATTACGAGGACACTGATAATGATAATCAATACATTTACCGATGAGCAATATACGCATCGTAAACCTTGCAACGCATACTACTCCGCAGGTTGTAGAAGACAATCGTAAGCAATGGGTAGCATATGGCGAGGACAATAACTACTTCCAATACCTTATAGACAGGTACAATGGTAGTGCTACAAACAATGCCATTATAAATGGTATGAGTGAGCTTATCTACGGCAAGGGGCTATACGCTACCGATGCTCAAAGAAAGCCAGACCAATATGCACAGATGAAGTCTCTGTTCTCTCGTACTTGTATGAGGAAGGTGACCTTTGATTTGAAGGCTATGGGTCAAGCAGCATTCCAAGTCATCTACAATAAAGACAAGAGTAAGATTGTACAAGTAGAGCATATGCCTATTGAGACCTTACGCTTTGAGAAGATGAACGAGGATGGTGATGTATGTGGTTACTACTACTCTAAAGATTGGACAAAGATTCGTAAGAGAGGCTTTGAGCCTGTACGCATCCCTGCGTTTGGTCACGGTGAGAAAGGTGATGGTCTTGAGATTTATTGTATCAAGCCTTATCGTAGTGGATTCTATTACTACTCACCTGTAGACTATCAAGGTGGATTGCCTTATGCAGAGTTAGAAGAGGAGGTAGCAAACTACCACATCAACAACATTAAGAACGGCTTATCGCCAAGTATGTTGATTAACTTCAACAATGGTGTACCAACGGAGGAAGAGCGTGAGCTTATAGAGAGACGAATCATACAGAAGTTTAGCGGTTCATCTAATTCTGGTAAGTTCATCTTGGCATTTAACGATAACAAGGAGATGGCTGCAAGTATTGAGCCTGTACAGTTATCGGATGCAAGTGAGCAGTACCAATTCTTGGCAGACGAGAGTATGCGTAAGTTGATGGTAGCCCATAGGGTTACTTCACCTATGTTGATGGGTATTAAGGACAATAGTGGGTTAGGTAACAATGCTGATGAGTTGAAGACTGCAAGTCTCTTATTCCACAACACGGTTGTTAGACCTATCCAAGAGTTGATATTAGATGCTATTGATGACATCCTTGCAGTGAATGAGGTGAGCCTCAACCTATACTTCAAGACTTTGCAGCCTTTAGAGTTGCAGATTGATATGGCAGAGGAAGTAAAAGAAGAGTTGAGTAGCGACTGCGGATGCAAAGACGAGTTGAAGGATGCTGATGACCCTTGTACGGAGGGTTATGAGATGGTAGGTATGAAGATGAAGAACGGCAGAAAAGTACCGAACTGCGTACCTATAGAACAATTAAGCGAGGATAGCCGCCCTTTTCTTGATGACGAGTTAGCCCACGAGATGTTAGATGCATTGGCTGACTTGGGTGAGGAAGAGCCAGAGGGCTATGAACTCATTGATGCAGAGATTGTAGGAGACGATGAACCAGAGGAGTTTGATACTGAAGAATACCTCAATGGATTAGTCAACTTATCCGCTACACAAGACAGTAACCAAGACTCCGAGATATACAAGGTAAGATACAAGTATGTGAAGGGTACAAAGAAGACTTCTAAAGGCTCTTCTCGTAGCTTCTGCAAGACTATGTTATCTCAAAAGAAATTGTACCGCAAAGAGGATATTGGGCAGATGTCCGCAAGAGGTGTTAACAAGAGCTTTGGACACAAG